CGATAGAGGATTTGCATCAATGGACACCGCCCGACGCCTCATGCGGACGGCTTCCACAGCAGTTGTTGCGCTGCCTCCGAAAGGATCAAGCACAACGTCACCAGGAACCGACAGCCGCGCAATCAAATGCGCCGGAATTTGTGGAATAAACTTCGCGGGATACGGATGCAGGTCGTGGGTCAAATATCTTGTATCGTCATCTGTGAATGACCAATCTTGTGCAGCCAATGACTTCCAGACCTCGGCGGGATCGGCCAGGGTACTTGGCTCATTGGGTGATGGAATGTCGACAAGGTTGGTCCGACTTGCCGCCGGAAGGTTGAGAGAGATTTGCTCCTCAAACCAACTCGCGAGCGTCTCGCCCTGCAGCGCTACTGATTCCATCAACGCCGCTTTACGCTGATCTGTTGTCTCTAGGACAATCCGCTCTTTGGCCATGGTGACTCTGTATTTTTGGTAGGATTTGCAGAACGTAGCTTGGGAGCGACTCGGAGCCAACCGAGACGCGATAGATTTGCTGTGGACGTTTTCAAAAGAGCGGTGGCAATAACGCATATGTCACTTTGATGCCCCCGCCCGAACGGCCGCCTGTGGTGTAAGCGGCTGCCCCCGCGATGGCGCCGGACTCTCGACGGGGGAGCCGAGCCGGGTAGCACCTACCTCAACACCAGGACGATGATTCGCGCGCTCGCCGGAAGATCACTCATGTCATCATCGAAATCGTCTCTCAGGTCCGCCACAGCCTGCTCCCTCGTGGTTACTGACCCGAGCAGACACCCCAGCGCGAGGTGGCAGGAAGGCGCGCGGTGGCGCGCGCCGCCAGAGTTGCATTTCCCGCCTAGGCTGGCCTAATGCCGCATGAAGGCGGACGTCCGCACGCCGCTAAATGAGATCTGCACCTTGCCAGGAGCCAGGACGAAATGCTCCCGCACCGCGAGCCCCTCAGCTGATAAGCCCCGCCTGGCGCAGCCGCTGGCGCAGATGCGCCCGGACGTTCGCCACTCGCATGCGGCTGCTCGGAGTCGACGCCACCGGCCAGCGCACGCTGCCTATGCGGAGGATCGGATGGCCCTTGCCGCGCGGCGGCTCCAGCTCGTAGTCGAGCCCCAGCTCCTCGAGCAGCCGCGTCGCCTCGACGAAATCCGGATTTTTACGGACCTTCTGGATTAGCCTGTTCATTCCGCGCTCCGCACGTCACGCTCGAGGCGAGCGAGCGTCTCGACCATCGGCGCGTAATAGGCGGCGTACTTGCCGCCCTTGCCGTCGCGCAAACTTCGATAGAAGGAAAGCCAGCGCCCGAGCGCGCTGACCGGGAAGGAACTTTGCCAGCCGCCGCGGCGCACATAGACCGTGCGCCCATCTTCTGACGGCCATGCCTGCGGCGCCTCCGTGCCCGTCAAAACCATATGAGCACGGAAAGTGCGATGCCAGCCAAGCAACCGCACGCGAAACCCAGCACGAGCGCGCCAGTGAGCGCAGCGATCGCAAGCCAGGACAGGCTGCTTTCATCACTGAAATCAGGGATCTTCTCCGACATTACGCCCTCCGCATGAGCATCGCGGACAGCAAGCCCTTTCGCGCGCGGTGGCGGGAAGGCGCTGGCTGGCACCAGCGGTCGCGTTGCGATTCCGGCCGGTGCCCGATATGCCGATGGCGGAGGCTCTGAGGTGGGATATTCAGAGAGCATAAAGGCGGCGAACCGCCGCCATCGGAAGCGCAGAGAGCGGATGAGCCCGCTCCGCCGCGCCATCGTCGATGCCGCCAGCGCCACGGCCCTCACGATAGCGGCCGCGGCGCTTTGGGCCGCGATGCTCGCGCCCCTTATCGCTTACGTTTTGCGGTGGCGCCCCGGCAGACGTCGAGCTTGTCGTAATGATTGGCGAGATCCACGACCCACTGGTCGACGGCCGGATCATTCGCCTTGCGCAGCGCCTCGACCGCCGCCGGCGGAAGCGCCCGCAGCTCCGGGCAGCTACCCGTTACGCGCACGGTCTGACAGCCGGCGATAAGCGTCGCCAGGATCACGAGGCCGAGCGTCAATTTCATCGTATTTCTCCTGCAGCTGCTGCCGCCGGGCTTCCTCCCGGCGCTCGATTTCGGCCCGGCCGTCCGCGCGGCCGCGCCGATAGCTCAAGATGCTGACCACCAGCACGAAGGCCGCGGCCAACGCCCGCCAGCCTCCGAGCACGAAGGCGCCCACGAGCACGCCCGCCGCCACCACCAGCGACCAGTGCTCGAGCAGCCACTCGAGAATTGCCCAGATGATGCCCATCACGCCGGATCCGCCTGCTTACGACTGAGGACAAGGCGCCAGACCAGGAAGCCGATGAGCGCCAGCGCGGCGAGCTGCAGAATCGGCTGGTTGGCGATGGCGCCCAGGATGGTCGCGATGGCGCCAGCGATGCCCGAGAGCCCGCCGGGATCCTTGACCAGCGTATCGAGCGCGCTGGGCTCCTCGGGATAAGCCCGCTCGGGCGCCGCTTTCGGCTTCGCCACGCCCTGCGTCTCGCCCTTCGCCAGCTTGATGGCGCGGTCGGCGACGCCCGTATCGCCATCCTGCACGCCCATCTGCTCGCCCCAAATGCGGCGGCGCCATCCCTTCCCGAACGTCTTGAAGTGTTTGAGCGACTGGACGAACTGCCAGCGGCGCTCGCAGAGCCGAAGAATGAGATCGGGAATGTCCTTCACCGCGTGGACGGCCGCCAGCGTCATCGGCCCCATGATGCCGTCGACGTTCTTTCCCGAGAAACCCAGCTCCCGCTGCAGATCTTTGACCGCCTTTGCCGGGCCGGAATTCACCGCGTAGTCGAAAACGGCATAGTCGAGCCCCAGCGGCAGCTCGTCGCCGCGAACGGCATCCCAATAATGCGCCTTGTAGATCTGCAGCGCCTCCTCGCGCGTGAGGTTCTTAACCTCCTGCTTGGTGACCTTGCGGCCGCGCCAGAGCGACAGCCGCTCCTGCGTAATGCCCATATTCGTGGCGCCGCCCGGATCCTCCGGATGATCCACATAGCCGCCTTCACTGGCGAGGATCCATTTCTGGATGGTCGCCGAAAACTCCATGAGTTTCCCTCCTTTCAGGCAACAAAAAAGCCGCCCAGCGGGCGGCTCGGAAAAAGCGCGATGGCTGCGGCGCGCTATGTCATGACGGCCGGCAGCAGGATCGAGAGCAGGACGAAAATCAGAAAGCCGACGCGCATGCAGTGGAGCGCGTCCTTATCCGGGCAGCTCTTTGGACGGCGCAAGATCAAGATCCGGCCCTCACTCGCCATTGGCGGTCTCCTTCCCCTTTTCGTCGATAAGCCGCTCGATCAGCGTCACGGATACCAGGCCAACCAGAAACGCCGACGCGCAAAGCGTGCCCAGCGCCCCGGTCATTCCGTGCGGAATTTCGCCGATCCACGGCCGCAGCACCACCGGCCCCAGCACGCCGACGCCAAAGCTGGTGGCACTGCCGATAAAGACGACGCGCAAACTTTCTTTCCATCCCGTTTTGAGAGCGGCGGATCGGACCGCGCCACCAAGCGCGCCGAAAAAGGCGAGCAGCGCGCCCCGCTCGTTGAAGATTTCCCAGAAAACCCGCGGCCCTTCACTCACAGCCCGCCCCCACTTTACCCGTCCCGTTTTCCGATTCGATTTTTAAGGCAAGCGGAAATGCACCGACAATTCCCGCTGTTTTCAGGCAACGCGATGACCCCAGAAATAATTTTCATTGTCGAGGATCTCGCCATCGTCGCCCGTGAAATACGTGAGCACGTAGACCTTCTGGCCGGCGGTCAGCTTCAGCAGGCCGCTCACATGCACGGCGCATTTCTTGCCAGCCTCGGCCACCGCGATGACCCGCCGGTTTGCCGCCGGCACGTCGAAATCGATGGAAAGCCCGGCCATGATTTCGCTGGTGCCGGCCGTTTCCGATTCAGCGACGAAATACGCCCCGAACTGGTAGTAGCCAGCCGCCGGCGCGACGAACGAGCTATCCACCGCATCGAACGCTGAATAGTCGTTGTGCACCGCATTGTTGAACGGCACCTTGGCCCAGCCATCCGCCGTCACAGGGAAATTCGGAGCGTTCCAGTTCATATAGGCGGAGAACTTCGGCGCCTGCGGCAGCGAGACCTGCCCGCTCTGGTCATCGACCACCAGCGCGTCCTTGAAATTCGAGCCGTCCGGCGAGACCTTAAGCGTGAAATCATCCGAGCCCAGCAGGCCGAACAGCGCGCGCGTCGACCAGTTGCTCTGGAAGATGAAGCCCGCGTCCTTCGCCGCGCCCGACTTGTTCAGCTTGGCGTGGATATCGCCCGAGCCGGGCGTGACGTCATCGTGCGAGAACAGCACGGCATCGGATTTCACCGCCAGGCGATTCGTCGTGTCTGCCGTGGTATTGACGCCGAACAGGGAGAATGAGCTGCCGCTGATCACGGACCAGCTCGAGGCGCCGCGCGCCAGCAGCACGCCCTCGTCCTCTACCCAGCAGAGCCATCCCGGACGCGCGACGAGCCGCCACCAGGTGCCATCGGCGAACATGGCGATATCGCCCGACCACCCGTTCCATGCGCCGCTGGCGCCAGCGGCCACGAGATATCGGTCTCCGTCCGCCGGCGCGCCCGGCGGCGTGTTGAGGTTCCGGTCCTTGACGGAGAGCTGCACGATGCCGTCCAGCAAGCGCAGCGCCTCGTTGTGCGTGACATGCTTCTGCGCCTGGGCCGCCAGAATATACGGCAAGCCCAGCAGCGGCGTGTTATCAGCCATCGGAAAGACCCCTCAGAATTGCAGCGTGAACGTGCGCTCGATGCCGCGCCCGACCAGCGCGGAGAGCTGCGCGATGCGGACAGTCAGCGTCTGCCCCGGCCCCAGCGGCGCGCCCCAATCCGCGGTCTGATCCGCCCCCGAGTACACGACGCTGGTGGTATTGCTCGATAGCGTGCGCTTGACCGTGGCGCCGTCGAGGATATCCACCTCGTAGGACTCGACATCCTCCTCCATGGGCACCTCGACCAGATCCCAGCTATCCGAGCCGATGGATCGGCTCCGCCGGACCCACCGGATGGTGAGATCGCCAGGCTCCCGGCCGCGCAAATACGGCTGCTCGACATGGCAGACGGAGAAAGGCTCGAGCCCGCGCGCATGCGGCGCGAACTCGAAGCCGATATATGCGTCATCGGAATGCGGCAGGCCCGCCGGCCCGATGCGCCACTGCCACGGCCTCCCGATATCGCCGATCGCCACCGGCAGGCTCACCAGCTGCCCGTCGAGCAGCACCACGCGCGCGCCAGCGGCCACGGTCGGACGGATGGCATCCTCCGAGCCGCGCTGCCCGCGCAGAAGCCGCGTCAGGCGGTAAGTGTTCGGCGCCACCAGCTCGGCATTCGCCGCCTGCACGACTTCCCACACGCCGGGCTCGGTCTCCACCGCCAGCGCATTCTCGCCGTCGAAAAGCAGGAGATCCGTCACGCTGGTGAGCGTGCCGCTGGACAGCTCCACCACCAGCGCGTTTGCCATGTCGAAGCGCGACGCCGGCCCAGCGTGGAAGTCCTCAATGGTGACGCCCATCCGTGCCGGCGCCGTAGTCCTGGTGAGCAGTTGGAAGCCGCCGTCCAGCGACTGGCTGCGATAGACGGCAATCGTCCCCGGCCAGGGCTGCGCATAGGCCGCCAGCAGCGGATGATGCGGCTGGTGGTCCTCGGCGATCTGCGGCAGGTCGAGGATTAGCGCCGCCGGCTCCCCGAAAAGCACCGGGAGCTTTACGGCCGACGCCCGCACCTCGCCCGGCGGCATGTCGTAGACGTCGCGGTCCTGCCGCACGGCCGTGATGGCGCGATGGCTGCCGTCATTCACCTGCGAAAGGCGGAGATCATAGGTCCGGCCATCGTGCTCGAGCGCGATCACGTCCGCCGGATCCAGCGCCAGGAGCGACGGCGGCAGGCGGAAGGTGGCGCTTTCGCGCGAGACCCAAGTCTCCTGCAGCGCGCGGCGCGCATGGCGCTCCGCCTCCTCCGGCGGAACCGCGAACGGGAATTGTGCGGCGCTGACACGGGAGGCCTCCACCGTGATGCGGCGCGCCTCCACCGTGGCCGTGTCGTATTCCTCGTCCGACCGCGCAAAGGTCCATTTGAGGGCCTGCGGCAGCTCGGTCTCCTGGCCGCGCTCGAATTCGATCACGTCCCCGTTGCCTTCCTGGACGAGATCGTCCATCGCCATGCGCGCCACCGGCCCGCGGCCGCGCATACGGAACACGATGCGGCCCTCGCTTTCGACGGCATCAAAGCCGAAGTATTGCGCCAGCGTGGTGATGGAGGCCCGCGGCGATTCGAGCGCCGTGATGAGATACCCCTCGACCGATCCCCACAGCTGCGAGACGTCGACGAATGCCGGCGGCAGGCCGGCCCGAGCGCAGAGATGGCGCACCAGCGCCGCCAGTGAGACCGAGCCCAGCCGCCCGGGCAGCCAGTGCCCGAGCCGCCAGTTATCGCCATCGCCCCACACGTCCGTAAGCGACGGGAACCATGGATAGGGCCGCGCATCCCACGTCCAGATGGCGCAATTGTCCACGTCGATCATGCGGCCCGAGTAGACCGCAGAATTCGGATTATTCGCGCTGTTCCGCCAGTAGAGCAGCACCGCCTCGATAAAGGCGCGCTGGATGGCGTCGTCGCGCCAGCCGCGCGAGAAATACGGCGCCACCGACTCGGCGGATTTCGGATCCAGGAACGCATTCGGCTGGTTTGACCCGCGGTCGATCGCCGGGCATCCCAGCTCGGTGAAACGGATCGGCTTGCTTTGCGGCACCCACGCGGTCGGCGTTGCCGACTGCACGCCGCCAGGCCGGTTATAGTGCTGGTTCGACCACCAGGAGCGCAGATCCTTGTAGCGGAACACCCACGGCTTGCCGTATGCGCCGTCCGTGATCGGAGTCCGGATCTGCCCGGCGCGCGCGCCATCGGATGCGTAGTACCAGTCGAAGCCCTCGCCGCCCTCGATGTTCGACTGCAGATATTCGCGCTGGTAGATCGACTCCCATTCCTGCGCGTCGAGGTGCTCATAGCCATCGCGCCAGTCCGACAGCGGCATATAGTTGTCGATGCCGACAAAATCGATGTTGCTCGACGCCCAGAGCGGATCGAGATGGAAATAGACGTCGCCCGAGCCGTCCTGCGGATGATGGCCGAAGTATTCCGACCAGTCCGCCGCATAGCTGATTTTCGTATTGCCCCCGAGGATCGTCCGGCAGTCATTCGCCAGCGTGATGAGCTGCGAAACCGCGGGATACGTGCCGGCCGCGCTGCGGATCTGCGTCAGCCCCCGCAGCTCCGAGCCGATAAGGAAGGTGTCCACGCCGCCGGCCTGCGCGCACAGCTCGGCGTAATGAAGAATGAACCGCCGATAGCCCCACGTCCGCGTGAAGAACGTATTGACCTGCGTAGCCGCCGCGGCCGTCTTGTCGACCGTGCCCGCGTAGCCGGGAGCAGGCGAGCACGTGATGCGGCCGCGCCAGGGATAGGACGGCTGGCCGGTCTGGCCGGCGTTGTCGCTGTACGGATTCGGCAGCGAGTTGCCCGCCGGGATATCCATCATGATGAAGGGATAGAACGTGACGCGAAGGCCGCGCGCCTTGCACTCCTGTATCGCCTCCCGCACGGCAAAATCCGCCGGCGTGCCGCCGAACGCCGGGCGCCCGCTGATATAGGACACCACCTCGGCGGAACCGCGCGTCACGCCATCAACCGACCAGGCGATATTTGTGCTTTTCGACGCCCGGTCGACCTTCGGCTTGATCTCGCAATTGCCGACGCGCAGATCCGAGCCGAACCACGTCACAACCAGCGACACGGCCTGAATGCCAGGCACCGCCGCCTGCAGCTGGTCGAGCGCGACGCGGAAATCCGACGTGGTCGTGAGCGCATTGAAGTTTTCCGGCGCAGAGACGCCCTGCCCCGCGTTCCGCGTCACTTTGCTGGTGGCATAGACGAACTCCCCAGCGCCGGGAATGATGGTCACCGCCTTGACAGCGCCCTCCGCCGTGTCCGGATCGTCCAGCGCCCGGAACACTTCAAAGGTGAGCTGCGGAATGCGATTGCCGAAACGCTCGAGGTGGACATCCTCGAACACAACGTAAGCGGTGCCGCGATAAGCCGGCGTCTCCGGCCCGGTTTTCGCCTGGATGAACGGGTCCGGCTGCTGCGTCTCGGTGCCGGGATAGAAGCGCCACGTGATGCCCGTAAGATCCAGCAGGTCGCCATCCGCCCAAATGCGCCCGATGCCGGTGACCGGCCCCTCGCACAGCGCCACGGCAAACGAGGCGTAATAGCGGTACTCCGTATATTCCACGGTCGTGCCGCCACCGCCGCCCATGCCCTTGCCGCCGCCGGTGCGTTCCGTTCGCTTGATGATCTCCTCGCGGAAATCCGTCGCCCAAATCACATTGCCGCCGATGCGCATGCGGCCGAACACCTGCGGAATGACCGCGCCCTCGCCGGATCCGGTGATCCTCGCCGAGTCGAGCCGCGCCCCCTCGATGCGCTGGGTATCCCCGCCGATAATCTGACTGATGAGCCAGCTATCCACCATCGAGCCGACGCTCGCGCCGATCATGCCACCGATGGTGGCGGCCGACACGCCAAGAATCGTCCCGCCGATGGCGCCGCCAATGGCGGTGCCAGCAACGCCCAATGCAATCGCAGCCATGTCTCAGGATTTCTTTCTAACGTCTCGAGCCTGCGGATAGAGGAAGACGAAGGCGAGCCGCCGCCGCCAGGCATCGCCGAACGGCTCCTCGATCACCCCGAGGCGGTCATAGGCATGGATGATGGTTCCGGCGTCGGTCAGGATCCCGCAATGCTTGGCGACCGCCCCCTCGCGCATGCGAAAGACGAGCAGGGCGCCGGGCCGGATTTCCTCGAGGCCGATGGGGATCATCCAGCGCATGGCCGTGTCCGCGAAAACCTCGACCGGCCCCACCTCGCCCCAATCCCGCGTATAAGGCGGGATATCGTCCGGCTCCGGACCAATCACCTCGCGCCAGACGCCGCGCGCGAGGCCGAGGCAATCGGCTCCCACGCCCTTGACGGATGCCTGGTCGTGATATGGCGTGCCGATCCATTCCCGCGCCGCCGCGATGATGCGGGCCGCGGAAGCGCTGCGCCGCCGCTTCATAGCACCTGCCCCGTGTTCGGCTTGCTCTTGGTGGCGTACCGGATGACCGCATCCTGCCCCGGGATATGCGGAAAGCCGCGGAAATTGACCACGTTGCCGAATTTCGTCCGGCACGTGGACACCTGCTTGTCGCAGCCCGCGCGGACGACGAAGCCATCGCCCGCGGAAATCGGCCTCACGGGCTCCTCGAGCAGGATGATGGTCACCACGCCGGCTATCTTGGAATGCAGGAGCACCTCCGCCCGCCGGCCAGCGTTCGCGCCGCTCGTCCATTCGACGAAGCCGAGCGAAAACCAGCCATCGTCGAAGGAGTCGAGCCCGGACGCGATGAAGGCCCGCGACCGCTGCAGCGAAAGAACCGTCCCAGTGCCGCGATAGGCGGACGCATCGAGATTGACCTTGCACCGCGCATCGCCCAGCGCCGCGTCGCACGTCGCCTGATAGACGCGCCCCACGGTCTGCTGCAGCACGTGAGCCATGGAACGCACCTCGGCAACGAAGATCATCCGGCCGCGGCGCACCTGCCCGATGGCGCCGCGGCGCAGAAGCACGCGCTGGCTCGGATCCTGCCAGTTGACGCGCCACACCTCGACCTCGGCATTATCCCAGCGCCCGTCGAGGATATCGGCCTCCGTGATCCGATCCGAGTTGATGACGCCCTCGGCGTCCTGGGCATCGACGGAGAGATCCGAGACCGCCCGGATCTCGGAGGCAATGAAGCCGGACTCCGGCTCGAAGGTAGTGCCGTCGAAAGCCAGAGGCTGGTCGTGGTCCGTGAAGCCGAACACCTCGCCATCGATCCGCGTCACGCGCCAGCACCACGCAAGCGTCGTCGCCCCGCTGGCCAGATGGTCAGCGAGGGAAGAATTAATCGATTTCATTTCCCGCTAGTCTGCTTCCCAACCAGAGGATCAAATGGCCTAATGGGAGGCTAATCTTCGCCTTGCCTCTCGGCTGGCCGTACAACCGCAAGGCCGTTCGCAATGGCCGACACCGCCTCTAGCAAAATGACAGCTTGCGCAGCTTGTCCTGCGGGGATGTGGACTTGCGAGATCATGGCAAGCACTTGCCTTGCCATTTCAGGTGTAAGAATGACTGGCTTGCTCATTATTGATCCTCTCAATTGGGTACGCGAAGCACTCTGTAGCCCGTACCGCCGCTATTTTCTGGGCCTACGGAAACGGTTGCCGTAGACACCGATCCATTCCTGTTGACACGAAGCACCAAAGATGTGGTGTCGGTAGATGGCGGCTGACGGAACAGCGCAACTTGTACGGTGCCAGCAGATATGCCGAGCTGGTCCGGGCCAGGATTATAAATGCCCGTGTTCGGATCATCCACAAACGACCACGTTGGAGCACCAATAGACCCGGCGACACCACGTGCGTGGCCAGTATTCTCAACGCGGAAAAGGTCAATATGGCCAGATCCGCTGTCCGGCTCTTGCCAACGCAGGAAAGGCCCATAGCCACCATTGAAGGCACGGATAAATGCAGAGCTAAATCTCAATTTTGGATCGGCGAAGATGCCGTATCCCACGTTTTTGAACGTGCTATTCGTTCCTAGACTAATAAATCGCTGCCCCGCGAGATTTGGGATATCGCCATCCCCGTCGATGGTCAATTGTAGGGCCCAAGCCTCAGCAGCCGCGGAGTTCTCATCAATTGTCACCCCGCCAACCAAGCCGACGCCAACGCCGCCATCCTCACTTTCAAGCGCCGCGCGCCCATAAATGGCCTTTACCTCCTTGGCGCCGGATTTGAGCGTTACCGATCCGATTACTCCATAGGCATCGGCATTATGGCTATTCATATTAAATGTGATGTACCTCGCGCCCGAAGTCTCGAAGTTGTCATAATTCCGCGCAGTCCCCGTGAACCGCATCACATTGTGCTGCTTGGACGCACCGCTCGGCAGAGTGATGTCGCCCATGTCAAACATGTATTGTACAGACAGGTTTCCGTTCGCGAGGTCATAAACCGGCGTATAGCCGCTCGAAATGTTCCGTTGGGAGACGTGCAGGAAGGTCGGAACCTTTTCCCACCAGGAACCGTCAGCAGATTGTATCTTGTCATCGTGATCCGGCTCGACAGCCACGCGCTTATAGATTGCGCCGCCAGAATCGCCGGGGAACTCGGCGTAAAGAGTTTCAATTTGCAAAACATCATCAGGAATGTTGGCACCCGCAATATCAGCAAACTTTTCAAAAATCCAAGTGGTCTTTTCCGGGGATACAGTTCCATTTGAAGGAATCGCAAACGCCTGCGCGGTAGTCGGAGAAAGCACGACCTCAATGTTGTCAGTCCCGGCAGCCGGAGGCGTATCGAACACGATCTTGCCGTTGACAACCGCATAGGTGTCCTTCTGCTGGTAGACCCCATCGACGAAAACATTCGTCAGCCGAATGTCCGAAATGCCGGTGCCGGTATCGAACTCCGTCTCCACCCCATCGCCGGAAAACCGCATCACGGTCGGCGTGACATTCTCGACCTGCTGCGCCACCTCCTCCGCAAGCTGACCAGCGATACCCGCCCAATACTTTGACGAGCGATCCGTCACGCCATCGCCGCCAGCTTCCGAGCTGATCGGATCCGGAGATTGCGCCCATTCCTTACCGTAGGCCGCGGATTTCTTCGCCCAATGGAGCGCCGAAAATTCGCCAGGCGCCACTGGCTGGTCTTCCGGATTACGCGCCCAGGCGCGTGCGGCCAGCATCGTCTCGTAGATCGTGAGGATCTTGCCGGCCGCGACGCTCTCGTCGATGAGATCGGCGATATCGAACGGCCCCGGGCCATCCGGTACGCCGAAGTAAAACAGGCGATCGCCCTCCGAGAGATGCACGCGGCCGAGATAATTGCCCGGCACGAGCCCGAACGACACCTCGCCGCCAGGCCCGGTTTGCGTGCGAACGACCTCCGGCACAATGGTCGCATCGCCCTGGCCCACCACCTCCGGCCGGTGGCGATAGATCGTAAGCGTCGAATTCGCGAACGGCGCGGCGTCGGGCTTGAGCAGAACACCAGTGATCTGACGAGTCGTGCTTGCAGACATTCCTTATTGCTCCATCAGGCAGGCAAAGGCGGCTCCGGGAGCCGCAGCTCGATGAGGGGAATTGAGGGAATGGAGCCGTGCGATTCGACGTCGAGCGTGACATCCATCATGTCCGTGTCGAACCGCACCGGCACGTCGAACTCGAAACCAGCGGTCACCACCGCACCGTTCGCTGGAGGCGCATCGAAACTCACGATGCCGGTCGTGACGTCCGCGGACCAGCCGTCGAACTGCTCCACGTCATCGATGGCGACCTTCACGGTGCCGGCCACCGGCTTGTAAATCGGCCTCCAGATGCCCAGCGTGCGCTCCGGGTCGCCGTACCACTTCCGCAGCCGGAAATGGCGCTGGGCGCCGTTTCCGGTGCCGAGGAACTGGTCCCGGGCATCCGTAAAGCGCGACGGCGGGCAGGACTTGTAATCCGCCCAATCCTTGAAACGGAAACCGTAGAGCTGCCCGAGGCGCGCCTCGAAGAACGCAATGACCTCCGCCAGATCATCGGAGCGCCGGATCCCGTAGGACACGTCATAACGCCGGCGCGCCTGCGCCCAGCTCGCATTGCGCTCCTCGAGCCCGGACGCCAGCGTCACGATCTGCGTCCGGCGCATGGGGCCGCCGCGAGCGCCGCGGCCGACCTTGTCAGGAAAGCGGACCTCGTGAAACGACATCACATGCCCCTACGTCCCATCGCCACGGCGCGCTGGATATCGGCCGCGATCTGCGTCCGCGATTGGCGGAAACTTTCGACATTTGGCGTGCTGATGTTGATGATGACCGGCGTCTCGTGGCCGCCGCGATCACGCCAGCCGCTGCGCGTCTCGTCGACGATGCGCTCGCGCGGATGCACCAGCGCCAGATAGCCGCCCTTGCCGTCGAGCCCGCCAGCGCGCGCGCCGTAGCCCGTATGGCCACCGCCGTCGAAACTGCGGAACAGACCACCGAGCGAAAAGCCGCCGCCAGCGAAACCGGAAACCACGCCGCTCAAGGCATTGGCGATCGGCCCGAGGATGAACCGGCGAACCGCCAGCCGGGCCAGATCCGCGATGATCGAGGTGACCAGCTCCTTGAAATTGAACTTGCCGGTCTTCACGAATTCGACGATGGCATTCTCAGCGCCTTGAAAGGCATTCACGATGGCGTCGCCGATGCCGCCCGCCAGGTCCATAGCCTCCTTGGCGTAATTCGCCAGCGCCTCCGCGGACTTCTCCCAGCCGGTCTTAGCCTCCTCGGCGCCTTCCTTGCTGTCCTTGCCCGCTTTCTTGCCGGCCGAGCCCGCCTTTTTCGCCTTTTCCTCGTTGCGCTCGAGCGCGTTATTCACCGCCTCGACCGCCACATCGTCGAAAAACTTCCCCAGCGGATCCGACGACATGATCTGCTCGACGGCCCTGTTACGCTCGTCGAGCAGCCGCCCCAGCTCGCCCGCAAAAGGATTTTCGTAGCGCTCGATGGAAATCGGATCGAGCGTCCCGAGCCGCCAGTCCTCCGGTAGCCCCGGAATACTGGCCAGCATGCTGTTCACCTCACCCGCGAGGTCATTCAGCATGCCGATGGCCTTATTCACCATCCACTCGATGCCGCTGATGACGGCATTTGCAGCGCCAGTCACCGCCGCGCCGATAGCAGCAGGAAGCGCCTTCCACACGAACACGATATCGGCGAACGCTGCGCGGAAAGAATTGATGATGATATTGCCGACCCACTTCACGCCGGCGACCACCGCATCCCACGCCGCCTGGAACCACGGCGCGATGGCGTCGATGGCCGGTTTCAGGAATTCGTGGATCCGGTTGCCGATCACCTCGATGGCCGCCTTGGCGACGTCGCCGAAGGTGACCGCCGTGCCCGTCGACTTCTCGATCTCCCGCCTCATGCCGGCGACCGCGAGGCCCGTGGCTGCGATGGCCGCCGAAAGCACCGGGAACATGCGGACCGGCGTCATGATGAACTTCGCCAGATCCTGCATCAGCGCATTCACGCCGCCGCGGCCGAACCCGTAGATCTGCGAGATCTGCGAGCCCTGCTGGATCATGACCGTGAAGGGATTTTGCCCGGACGCCAGCGACACACCAATGTCATTGAGCTGGTAGTAGAGCATCGCCATCCGCTGGCTGCTCATGTTCGCAGCCCCGGCCATGCCTTGCAGCGCGGTCGCCCGGCCCTTTAGAGCCGCGATGGACTGCAGCGCCTGCTGCCGCTCGCGGGAAATGGCCGCCGCCATCTCATCGGCAGAAATGGCGCCCATGGCATGCGCCGCTCGGATCTCCTGCAGCGTCTGCCGGTAGTCGCGTACGACGCGGAAAACCGGATTGTACTTTGCCCGGAGATCATCGAGCGCGCGCCCGTGCTGGATCACCGCCGCCGTGCTCTGGCTGGTCGCCTGCGTAACGCCCGCCATGGCGTTGATGCGCTCCTGCATCGGCGTCGCGGCGAACGCCTGCGCCCCAGCGCCAGCGGCGCGCAGGCTCGTGGCGGTCTGCGCCGCCTTGGCCGAAAGGTTCTCGAGCGCGACCACCGCGGACCCAGCGCGCGCGTTGACCTCGTCGATGGCCGCGCTGGCCGGGCGCGCGCTGGTCTCGATGGTGTCAAAGGCGGCGCGCCCTTCACGGCCGATGGCGGCCAGCTCGTCCTTGAGCACGCGGCCGTCAACCACCGCCAGGCGAACCGAAACGCGCTTCTCCGCCATCGTCCCTTTCCAGCAACTCGTTAAATTTCTTGACCCGGATCACCTCGATCTCCGGGAGGATTTCGGCCACAGCGAATAGGCAGTAGCCCAGCGCCGCCGCCATCTGCATGGCGGCGCCCATGTCCCATCCGACCATCACCGGCTTAAGCCCGGAGATAAAACGGACCTGCCCCCCGAGCCGCAGAGCGAGATCCCAGACTTGCCAGCCCTCTAGCGTTTGCGGCGCGTTGAGCCTTGCCGGGCATTCTTCGCATTCGCTCGGGCAGGCTGCGCAGTATTGGTCGCCCCCGCCGAAGTGCCATTCGGCGAGAGCGCGAAGCCGTTTTTTTCCGACACCAGCCCGATGTAAGGCGCGAACACCTTCATCACCCACGCCTCATAGACCAGCATGATGTCCATGAGCGCCGCACAGGTCTCCGGCGTAACCTTCGCCGGCTTGCCGTTCTCGTCCAGCACGCCGCGCCAGTCGCGGATGATCCGCGCCGCCAGCGCCTTATGGAAATCCAGCTGCAGCGCCACCGACTCCGTGGCGCCTTCGCCCAGATCCTGATCCGGATCGAACCCGTGCTTTTCCCGAACCTCCTGGCGGACGGAATACATCACCGCCGTGGTGATCGGCTCCACGAGCACCTCGACGGGCTCGACGCCGAGCCTCCCGGCGTCCGCGCCGTCAATAAGCGTGATCCAGCGCGGCTCGCTGGACAGATTGAGGCGAACCATTATCCCCCCTTAGTAGCTCTCGACTTCATTGATGAGCTTCGCCGTGCACATCTTGCCGGCGACAGGATCCCGGGCCGCCTGCCACTCGAACGTGACCTGAATGCCGCCCGGGCCGGTGATCTCCACGCGCGGCCGCGGCAGATAGACGGCATGAGCCACCAGCGAGAATTCGGCATTGCCGAGCTGATAGGCGAACTCCAGCTCGCACGCCTCGCCGTTGATGGCCTGGTCGAACAGCGCATCGTCCGCGAACCGAACAACCATGTTGCCCGTGAGCGCGGCCATCGTCGGATCGGCTCCGTCGATGCGGCCATCGTTCCCGATAGTTTCAATGCGGTCGAGATTGTTGGAATAGGTGATCTCGACAGAGACCACATTCCCGAGCGAAACACCGTTGCGCTTGATGGCCCCGTTGAAGTGCCCGAACCGCTTGAACACGATATCGCCGAGCGAGCCCGCCTGGCTCGTGTCGTCCAGCGTCTCGCCCTGCGCCACGATGTTGACCGTCGCGGTCAGAAGGCCGGCCCGCTGCATCTGCCACGACAACGAATTGACCATGCACCCCGTGAACATCTCGTAGCGCGGGATGGACGGCATCTGCTTTTCGATGGAGAGCGACGGCAGCTGCCACTTGCCGCTTTCAAATACGTGCTCGCTCGTGCCGCCCGAGAGCGCGCCGCCGGAAACCGTGGCCGCGCTGGCGGCGATCGTGAAGGCATTCCCCTCCGCGCCTTCCGTGGCATAGACGATTTTCAGCGTCGTGCCGCCCTCGACCGAATACGTGCATTTGGAGACATTCGGATCCAGCGAGGCATTGAGGTCCGCGACCAGCTCGTCGAGCGTATCCTCGAGGCTGCCCTGGATTTCCGTCTCATTGCCGCTCGGGCTCGACGAGACGAACGTCCACGTGCTGCCGCCCAGCGTGATCGTGTCGCCATTGCTGGGATTTTCCGCAAAGACGATCGTGCCCTCGGCCTTCGAGGCGCCTGTCGTGGTCGGATTGCCGAAAGCCGCCTTCAGCCAGATGCCCCAGGCGATGGCGTCAATCGGCACGACGATATCGCCCTCCGTGGTCACCGCATCCTTGATGGGCGGCAGAGGATCCCGGCCATAGCCCAATAGCTCGTTGGCGAGCAGCGGCTGCTCCGAGCCCAGCGTGATCGAGGCAAACGGCAGCCTGGTGAAGCCGCTCACCGGCGCCTGGCCATAGATGGTCTCAAACGCGGCAGCCAGCTGCGTCCGCGCGCCCTGTTCGCGTGCCATTTTCGCAAGTCTCCTTTAGCGCAGAGGGTCCGGCGACCCGTACATCAGCACCACCGGAATGGTGGCGGCCTTGAACCCTTCGCCGCCGTCGATCGGCAGCAGCATCGGCGCGGGCGCCTGCCCGATCACGTAATCGCAGAGGCCGCCGAGCGTCCTGTCCGCCTCGATGGCCGCGCCCACCGCCTGCTTCAATTCGTCGAAAACCGTGTCCTGCACCCCAGCCGGGCGATCGACGATGATCTCCACCTCGGCGACGTGCTCGTAGTAGTAATACGGCGGCGACATGAGCACCTCCGGCTCGCCCGGATCCCCGTCGCGCACGATGACGAGCCCCTTTGCCGGGATGCGCGTCGGCAGAATGGCGTTCCGCAGCACCTCCACGCCAGCGGGCGCCGCCTGCTCGATCTGCGCCACAAGCGCCTTGAGCACCTGCTCCATGTAGGATTCGGCCATATCAGTCCCGCCAGTATTGCGTGATGATCGCAGGCAGCGTCGCCGCCCATTCGTCCGCCGCCTTCATGAGATTCAGCCGCTTGCGGAGCGTGACCTGCGGCACCAGCCAGAAGATGATCGACGTCGCGGCCCCCTTGCGGATGCCATCGCGCCCGGGCTTTGCCCGGCTCGCCACCGCTCGGCCGCGCGCGTTGATGCGCGTGTTGTCCGCCACCAGAAGACTCGGCCCGTTCCGCCGATAGACGAAGCGCAGCCGCATGCCCGTGCGGCGCTCCCAGCCGCCCGGCGTGATGCGCTTTTTGCCGAGCCCTTTTGTGCCCGCCAGCGGTGTCGGGATCGCCAGCCAGAAACCGTCGTTCGACCGGATGACGGCGCCCGTCTCGAAGGTGCCGATGATTTCCGGCGCGTTCGACCACACCAGCGCCGCCGAATTCAGCGATTCCCCACTCGTGGGATATGCCCGCATGCGGATGGCCCGCGGGAGACGCTGCCCGAGCCCGGCACGCGAGATCTGCGCCCGCCAGTCCCGCTGCAGGCCCTGACCGGCCACCGTCACGGCCCGCTTGATGGCCCGCTCGCCTTCCCGCACCTCCTCGGCGAGAATCCGCTCGAAGTTACCCTCGACCGAAACCCTCAATTTCACAGCTGGCGCGCCTCCGCCGCCCAGCACAGGCGCTCGCGATCCCGCACCGGATCCGAGCGCACCTCGAACACTTGCCCGTCGATCTCGAAGGTATCCCCCGCCTCGAGCACCGGCACCTCGGACACGCGCACGTCGATAAAGACCGTGTCCGTCACGTACCGGCCCTCTCCCCAATCGGCCATCCGGTCCGGCGCGCGGAAGATGACGCGCACCAGCGTGCCCGCGCCATTGCCGCCGGCGCGATAAATCGCGTCCGTAGCGACATTCGGATCCGCGAAAATCGCATTGATGCCGGCGGCAAAGGCATTCATGACAGCCCCCAATTAGGCGGTTGCCGGATCCACGGCGGTGCCGAGACCGCCAACGCCATTAAGGCGGACCTTGCCGACCGTCTCCGTGGCGCTATTGCCCACCGCCTCAACGGCGATGCCGAGCAGGACATTGTCCTCGGGATCGGTCGTGCACTGCTTGTTGCCGGCGTCCCAATAGACGGCCGCGCCAACGGTCCAAGACTGGGAACCGGCCTTCGGCAGAGCGTAGACGCCCGTGAGCTTCACCGGGCCGGACTCCCCATCCTTGATATCGTTGACCGCAACACCAGCGATGGTGCCGATCACCACCACGTCGCCAGAAGCGACATCAGCGCCGGACGGCGTATATTCGATGACGTCGCCCGCAGAGATGTAATTCTTCATCGGAGTATCTCCTCAAACGTTGCCACGGATCCGGACGGACCCAGAGGCCCGTCCGAGCTTCTCACTGGCGATTACTAGCTGCCGGACGGCGTAGCGCCCGGATTCTTGTAGAGACCGCGCCAATCGATGGCCGCCGCGGCGAAGTCCAGGCGCGCCTTGATCTCGACGCCGTCGACCTCAAACCCGTTGCGGGTCTCCGTGTAGACGCCCTCCTGGCCGTCCAGGTAGGCATACTCCACGGTGTCGACGATGTTCGGATTAGCCGCCAGGAACCACGGCGCATCGCCGCTGGACGGGAACAGGCGGCGCTCCTCGACCACCTGCAGCCTGCCAGCGTAGACGTTGACGTCCTCCGTGCTGCTCGGCGTGGTGGCGGTCAGGATCTTGCGAGCCTCGAGCGCGCGCTGGCCGGGCGGAACGATGATGAACTCCGGCCAGACGTCGATCGCCTCCCCGTCGATGCCCGTCTGCTTGGCGAACGCCTCGAAAGCAGCGGTCAGGCCCGCCTCGTCGATCACCGATGCGCTGCCGGAATTGCCGTGATCCGCACTGAACAGCTGCTTGCCATCCGACATCGTCGGATTGTTGAGGAGGATGGCATAGACCACGTCGCCCTCGAGCTGCGCAGCGCGGGCGCCGAAAGCGGACGCAACCCGCGTGAACGCGCCCAGATCGTCGTTGATGAGCATCTGGCGCGTGAAGGCAACGATCTTGCCGTAGGTGGCCAGCGCGTAGGTTTCCTTCGCCTCGCCGAAGGTGCCGTACTTGAACTCAGCACCCTCGAGCACCTTCTCGAGCGCCGGCGCGGTGCCAACCTGCACGCGGTCGACCGGACGGAAGTCCGTGAGCGTGACGCGGCGCGCCCAGGCCGTGAAGGTCCGCGGCGTGGTCTCATAGGCCCGACGCAGCGTAATGTTGCCGACATTCGCCAGCACCGCCGGGAAGTCGCCCGTGGCGTGATAGCCAGCGGAGCGCACCTGCACCTGGCCCAGCGCCTTCTCGGCGATCTCCATGCGGCCCATGCCGCGCGTGTTGACGCCCGAGCGCTCGAGAGCCTGCCGCGCCAGCTCCATCAGCGACATGCCGCGGAACTCGCGGGCATCGTTGGTCAGCTCGACGCCCGGCGTGCCAGCGCGATGCAGGAGCGCATTCGTGAGCGCGTTCCGGTACTCCACGCCCGAGCGCTCCTCGCGTGCCATCGCCGGCATGGGCTCGGCCCGGCGGCCGCCCAGCGGATCCCGCTCGGCGATCTTGTCGAGGATGGCCGCGCGCGCCTGCTCGACGCTCACGCCGCGCTGGATGAGATCGTCGCGGAACGCATCGTCGAGCCCATGACGGGCGCAGAGCTGCGTAATCGTGGTAACGCGGGCGCGCTCCTCGGCGCGGACCGCCTCGGCATCAACGGCCGGCTTCTCCGCCGGCGATGGGGCCGCAGTTGCTGCCGGCGCGGTGCGGACCTCATGAGCCGCATCCTCGCGGCGCTCGACCTCGGCCGCCGCCACAATATCCTTTTCCATCGTCTGCTTCCCTTTGCTTTGAGCCGCGGCGGGCGCGGCGCCATCGTCCTGCCGGATCAGGACACACGGATTGAGCGCAGGCTGCCCGCCATTCGTGGCGGCACGCACATACGCTCCCGGATCGGCCGCAATGGGCACGGCCGAAATTTCCAGAGGCTCCCAATCGACAGCGCGCCACAGCTCGCGCTGCCCCTCCCGCTTCTCGATCTCGTACTTGTAGACCCGGTAGCCGACCGACACGAAGCGCAGCGACTTCTCGAGGATGCGCTGCACGATGCCCTGCGCGTCTTCCGCGCTGGTCAGCTGGATCGTGGCGTAGCCCTTGCCGCCCTCGAGGCGGACGGAGCCGGGCACCACCGAGCCGATGACGGCATTCGCGTCAAAGGCCAAATGTGCATTCAGGAACGGCGCACCGGCGTTGAGCCGCTCGAGGCGCACCGCGTTCTCCGAGACCACCAGCTCCTCGTCGTACTCGACGCGCGTATCCCAGCCTTCCCAGCGCACCCGCTGCACGGTCGCCCCAGTGGTCCAGACCACCTCAACGGTGCGCTTTTCCACGTCGACCGATTCAGCGCGCACCTCGGCGGCCCGCCCCAGCATGGGCAGGTCCATCATCTTCTGAGACATGTCCGCAGACCCCTATTCTTCGCCGCCGTCCCGCGGCGTGCCTTCGCCGGCGTCGTCCTCGACCGCCAGCGGATCCTTCTGCTGGGCGAAGCCCTGCTCCGTGACGCGGCGCGGATCGGATACGACCGCCAGACCGAGGCGTCCGGCCTCCCGCAGATACTCCGCCTGCTCCTCGAGCACGGCGCGCCAATCGTAACCGCGCTTCGCCGCCATCTCCTGCGCGGAGACAAAGCCGGCGCGCACCTCGAGCAGATCGGCCTGCGCGTCCTGCCAGGGATTGACGCTCTCAAACCGCGGCGGCGACCACTCCGCCGGAACATCAGCGGTCGGAATGAGCCCCGCCGTATAAGCCGCCTCGATGAACCAGCCCCAGATACGATCGAGCAGCATCGGGATGACCGTCTGCCACTGCACCTGCTCGACCATCCGGCGGAACTCGTTGAGCCCGGCCCGGCTCGAGCTGAAATTCGCCTGTGACAGGTCGCCGGTCATCAGTGCATAAGGCACCCGGAAACCCGCCGCGATGATGTGCATCTGCACGAGGTTCCACTCGCGGATGCCCGGCGTGGAGGCGGGCTGGTGGAACTTGATGTCCTTGCCGCCCCGCGCGTATGCGATAAGGCCCGGCTCGAACTGCTCGATGCGCCGCCCGGCACTATCCACCATCTGCGGCGTGACGCCCATCTGCTCCTCGTCGTCGCCGATCACGACGCCGACCAGGCACGCCTCCGTCTTTTTGCGGACCATCTCGGCGACCTGCCAGTCCGCCAGATCCCGGAGCGCCGTCATTGCCGGCGCGCCCCACGGAACGCCACGCGACTGCACGCGCTGGCGCTCGAAAAGATGCGCAACCATGTCCGCCGGCACGCGGACCGATTCATTCCGCGGCGAGAGCATGAGCAGCCGGTCGCCGGGATGCTCCGGGAACATCCAGTAGGCAACCCGCTTGCCGCTGGCGTCGTACTCGATCCCCTGCTTGATCCGCCGGCCGCTCGTCTCCTCGAGCCACTTCGAGTCGTCGAGGTGATCGGCCTCCCGGATCTCGATCTGGAGCGGCACGCCGCCAGCGGCCTCGGCCGCCCGCAACGGCCGCCGCACCGCGAAAACCTCGCCGCCCTCGATCATTTCCCGGACGGCAAGCACCTGCAGCCCGTAGAAATCCGTATGCCCATGGGCATCGCAGCGGCGCGACCAGCGCTCGAACAGCTTGTCCACCCGCCTGTTCAGCGCCTTGTTGCCGGACGCGGCCCGCGGGCGGATGCCATAGCCGACGATATTGTTGACGAGCACCTGCACCGCCTGGGCGGCCAGCGCGTTGTTGCGCACGAGATCCCGCATGCGGTCGCGCAGGACGGCCCCAGCGGCCGCGATCTCGGCATCCGCCGCCGTGCTCGCGGTGCGCCAGCCATCCGTGAGACGCCCACGATCCGCCCCCTCATAGGCCCGGCGGAGATTGGCGATCGCCACGCGCGCAGCATAACGGCGCGCCGCCACGCGCGGCGCGACAGACGCCAGGGCACGATCCATCAGCCCCCAGCGGATCCCGCCGGAGGATTTGGCTGCAGCCTTCGCCATCGTGGATCAGCCCCTCGAAAACCGGACGTAGCCCGCCATCGGGCGCTTGTCCTTGCCACCTTCCGCAGCGGCCAGCTCCGCCTCGATGGTGGCGATGATTTCCTTCATTTCCCTGAGCGACCGATAGGTGACCCGCTTCCCGTCATAGTCGACGGTGAGCGTGCCGGAGGCAAAAGCCTCCTTGATCGCATTCAGCTGCGCTTGCGTGTACGCCATCAGAACCAGCTCCCTCTCGGCCTGCTGCCGAACCAGGCCGAATCCCGGCGCGGCGCGGCTGGCGCCACCGGCCTGTTCGGCACGCCCGCGGGCAGCTCGTCCTTCCGGCCGGCATCAATCTGCGCTTCCAATTCTTCCCACCGCCGGTCATCCCAGCGGTCGATCCCCATGAGCCAGGCGGCCGCCCGAGCGTAGACACGGCAGTCCAGCGCCTCGTTGCGCTCGCGGATCTTCTGCCATTCGAGCTTTTGGAAGCCCTGCCTGGTCTTGACCGTGACCAGCTGCTCGGCGGTCAGCTGCTTGAGCCATTCCGCCGTCACGCCGCCGCGCGGAATATGGATATATCCCGCCGGATAGCCCGAGCCCTCCGCCAGCTCCTCGTCGGTCGGGCGCGAGAGGCGAAGGAAGCGATACGTCTCCGATTTGAAAACCGCGCCCGACACGTTCCACAGCTGCACGCCGCGCTTGATCTTCCGCCCGCCCTCCGACACGTCGACGTAAGACGGGCCGTCCACCGGCATGGAGCGGTCGAAACCGCCGCGGCCCTTGACCGCGATCACCTGCCCGCGCCCCATGCGGCGAACCCAGCTGTAAATGGCGTCCGTATGCATGCCGTCGCCGGTGTCGACGGCAAGCCGCGCCAGCTGCAGCTCAGCCCCCGAGGCATGCGGCCACGTGCGCCCGAGCAGCTCCGTGAGATCCTGCCAGACTTCCGGCCGGGCCACGTCGCCATCGAGCACGATATGGTCGACCAGCCAGGACTCGAGGTTTCGGCCCCAGCCCCAGACGTCGACCTCGATGCGGTCCCGCTGCACGTCCGCGCCAGCGGTGAGCAGCAGCACGCCCTCGGGCGCCTGCCCCAGATTCCAGTCCTCCCGGCGCTCGTAGAGGCGCTCCCAATCCGGCGCCTCGCCCTTTTCCTGCCAGGTCTCGCCCAGGACCGTGTTTTTCAGCGTCTTGAGCGCCGCATCATTGCCCTGCGCCGCCTCCCACTGCCTGGCGATATCCTCCCAGGACAGCCAGCCGAGCGGAGAGTAGAGGCCCGAGATGTGAAAGCCGACCACGCCCGCCTTGCGGGCCGCGGCCACCACGTCCTCCGGCGCCGTGGCGATCCACTGCGCGCCGTTCGCCTCGTCCATCATCCACGTCTTGTGACGCTCGTGGATTTCCGCCTCGCAGTGCTCGCAGACGTAGCACACCGTCTCAGGCCGGCCCCATTCCCAGTGCAGCCGCTCGAATTTGAGCCACTGCAGCCCGCCGCAATGCGGGCAGGGCACGTGATAGCGCTGCTGGTCGCTCAACTCGAACTCCCGCTCGATCCGGGATAGCCCCTTTATCGTCGGCGTCGAGGCGAGAAAGATCTTCGCCCGATGCCCGAACGAGATGGTGCGGGCTTCCGCGAGACCTATCGGATCACCCTCCCCGTCGACGTCGCCGGGATACGCATCCACCTCGTCCAGAAACACCCAGCGCGCCGGCATGGAGCGCAGGCCCACCGCGCTATTTGCGCCGGTCAGCACCAGCTGCCCGCCCGGAAAGCGCTTTGCGAAAACCGTATTGCCGGAATCCCTCGAGCGCGACGGCCGCACCAGCGCCCGCAGCACCGGCGAGTCCTCGATCAGCGGCTCGATGCGCTGCTGAGAGAGGCGCTTTGCCAGGTCGACGGTTGGCTGCACCGCCAAAAACGGCCCCGGCGCCCGGTGCATGACGAACCCGACCCAGTTATTGCCAGCCTCCGTCGCGCCCACCTGCGCCGCCTTCATGAACACGACGCGCCGCGCCGGATGCGACGGCGAGAGCGCGTCCATGATGCCGCGCATGTATGGCGTCCGCGCCGTCCGATACGGGCCGGCCTCCGAGGCCCCGCGAGACGACAGGATCCGGTGCCGGTCAGCCCATTGAGAGACGGTGAGCGCCGGATCCGGAGCGAGACCCGCCAGCCATGCCCGGCGGATTTCCTCAGCGCCGTCATACTCAACGAAGCTCAATCTTGACCTCGGCCAACTCCGCGAGGTGCTGGCGAAGATACTTGTCCAGCACCTGCTCCATGGCGTGAGCGTCGACGCCCAGCTCTGCCGCCATATTCGCCGCCACACGAGGCGGCCAATTCAGCCACGAATCCCGCTCGCGGCGCGCCAGGTCGAACACATGCGCCGTCGCCTTGGCGCGGTCGACCAGCTCGCCCTTCATCTTCTGCAGCCGGACCCGCGCCGTCTGCGCTTTCAGGATCTCGTTTGCCATCCGCGCACGGAGAAACGAGACCTGCCCGCCGCCGCCGTCGCCGGGCACCTCGCCAGTGTCCCGGAGCGTGTCATTGACGGCATCGATGGCCGCCTGCGGAACCGGCTTCATCGCCGGCTGCGGCTTTGCCTCCTCTGCGGCTTCCGCCGTTCCGCCAGCATCCGCCTCGAGCCCGAGCTGCCTGGCATGCTTGCCGCGCTGCTTCGCCGGATCCGTATGCGCATCCCACTGCGCATCCGCCTTGACGGGATCGATGGTCCCGTCCGGCTCGAGCGTGATGCGCCCCGTGGCGATCGCCTTTCGCACCGCCGCCTCAGAGACGCCACGGTGCGCCGCATATGCCCGCCGTGACAGCCCCATTCGCGACTTCAACCCCT